TGGTAACTCCACTGGTCTCGCCTGACACCACTCCACTTGCTCCATTGTGAAAGCGGGTGGTCCCTCTATGCGCAGGTCTACTCCAAATAAGCCAAAGAACTCGGTAATCCTAGACATTATGTAGATGTAGTTGCGCTTTTCGACGACAGGGATAGTGTCGTCGCCATTCACTAAGGGCTGATAGTCGTGGTCTTCGAGATCCATGGGTACATGTTGCATCTTGTGTTTAAGTGCAACCCAAGTGCTGCCGCCGACCAGGAAATCCCGGTACAGACAATGCAACATGTAGAAACACGTGTTGTTAGCCAACGACGTGTCCATATAACCAGAGCGCAGCATTGTCTCCTCACCCAATGAGTACTTGCAACCATGAAGGCCGCGGCACTTTGGGTGGGTGTACCAGCGCTGCATCCTCCGCATAGCCAATACGGAGGATCTGTTCAAGTACGCTTCGTAAATCTTGAACTTAGCTCGATGCAGTGCCGCATGTAAATGCGCGTCGGCCCTGCTTGCGTCAACGGAGAGCACCACGGGCTCCCTGAACTCAGACAATGTGTCGTGGAGTAGCTGCGCTGCCTTCCACGAACTGAGTCCTTTGCCGAATGTGTTCGGCGACGTGCCTCCCAGATAACCGGCTTTGCGCCCTGCTTCGGTCATCGTTGGGTAGGCAACAGCTTCGATGGGCCCTACAAACGTGCGGAAGCCCATGTTGAGTTGGTCACTGGCCGCTTGTATGCACCTAGGGTCTGGTGGTTCCGATTCCACCTCCCTTGCGTCTAGGTCCATACATCCCTTGCTAGCCAATAACCAGTTTTCAACTTTAACGAAGGCATAGACAGTAGCGTACTTCTGTGACAATTCCGCTCCTTCCATGTCGGCGAGTGACCGTTGATATCGCTCGCCCTGTTTGCCTCCACAGATGTACGCGTACTTCCCGTACTCCTCTAGCTGCTTAGGCTTGATGATGCTTCTTATTACGCTGTGCATCTTAACAGCGGCATCGTCCAGACATTCAATTGCTTCCTCGCAGATATAGTACTTGCGTTGTTGAACAACGCGATTGCGAATGGAAACATATTCGTTGACTGGGCAACTGTGGAAACTCGTGGGTATCTCAGCCATCGGAAGCTGAGGAAATAAACTACATACAAACTGTTTTGCTGTACAGATTTGGGCCGCCGCCTGCACGCTACAACCGTCCATCATTGGTTTCAATGTTTTGTGGCGGCAGCAGATCGTGTTGACGACGACGGCCCTATTCAGTTTGTTGCGTTATACCCCACAAACGCAGGTCGCATGCGAAGAGCGATGTGGTAAATCGCTCC